CTGCAAGGCGCTATCAAGACGGTCGAGCGCAAGTTGGCTGACGGGACGCTCAAGCACGGCGGCCAAGACATCATGGCGTGGTGCGTAGGCAATGCCAAAATAGAACTAAAGGGAAACGCCGCGATGATCACCAAGCAGGCGTCCGGCGTCGCCAAGATCGACCCGCTGATGGCGCTGTTCGATGCCGCCGCGCTGATGTCGATGAACCCGGAACCTCGCAGCCGTCCGACGATCTTTGATTATTCCGAACTTTGGGGCGTCGCCTAATGTGGCCTTTCTCGCGCAAGGAAAAGGCCCCGGCGACTGACGCGCAAGCTGGATCTCCCGAAAATCCGTCAACGTCGCTTGCCAATCCCGCCGACTGGCTGATGACGGTTCTTGGCGGCGGCCCGACCCTTGCCGGCCCCGTCGTCAACGAACAATCGGCCATGCGTTCGACGACGGTTTTCCGTTGTGTGTCGCTGATTTCGGGGCTGATCGCGTCTCTACCGCTTATGGTCTACGAAAAGGACAAAGAGGGCCGTAAAGTCGCTGATCGCAATAGGGTCTACCCCCTGTTGCACGACAATCCCTCGGATGTCATGAGCGGGTTTAATTGGCGCGAATTGATCGTGGTTGACGTGCTTTTAGGCGGCAACCACTATTCGGTGATCGAATATGACGGCGCGGCGCGCGTGACGGGCTTCTTTCCGGTTCCGCGCAACGCTGTGACGGTTCGGAAGACCGAAATCGGGAAGCTGGTTTATGAGATCCAGCTTGCGGACGGCTCGGAAACCATCGACCAAGACAATATGCTGCACGTTGCCGGCCTTGGCTTTGATGGCACTGTCGGCCTTTCGATGATTTCGAGCGCGCGTCAGGCCGTCGGCCTCTCGCTGGCGATGGAAGAATCGTCTTCGCGCATGCACTCCAACGGCATCCGGCCGTCTGGCGTAGTGCAGGCTGAGGATGGATGGGGCGCGGACCCCGTCGTCGCGGTTCGCCGCGTTAAGGCGCAATTCGATCAGGCATATTCGGGCTTAGCTAATACCGGTAAGACTGTGTTTCTTGACAAGGGGATGAAGTGGACCCCGATGCAGATTACGCCAGCCGATGCTGAGACGATGGAGCAGCGGCGCTTCCAGGTTGCGGATATTTGCCGGATCTTCGGTGTTCCCCCGCATATGGTTGGCGAGACGGACAAGGCGACATCTTGGGGTTCAGGCATCGAGCAGATGATGCTCGGCTTCCTGATGACGACGCTTCAACCATTGCTTGCGCGCATCGAGAATGAATTCAACCGCAAGCTGTTCAGGAAAGACCGCAGCTTCTATACGGAATTCAACCGTGACGCCTTGCTGGCGATGGACGCCACGGCGCGCGGATCGTTCTACGCGACCATGATCCAAAATGGTGGCCTGACGCCGAACGAGCTTCGCAAATTCCAGAACCTTCCGGCGATGGAAGGTGGCGACCAGCTTTTCATTAACTCGGCCTGCGTTCCCCTAACGATGGCGGGACAGCAGCCCAAGGCGCCCGGCGCTGACCCTGCGACCGCATCGGAAAAGAAACCATGAACCAATCGCTAGACGCTGCGCGTAATAACTGGCGGGCGCATTTCGAAAACCGCAATATCATTGACGCTCGGGCCTCGCGGGCGATAGCCAACCTCAAGGACTTTCTTGACCGCCAATCGAAAGAGGATGCGGATCGCGTCAAGGCTGAGATCACGGGCGTCTACCATACGGCAGAACTGACCGTCCGCGCATCTTCCATGCCCGACACCACTGATGTCTTCCTCGACGAGGAAATCGGCTTTTGGGGCATCACCGCCAAGGCGTTTCAGTCGCAGCTTGCGAGCATAAAAACGAAAAACATCGTCATGCACATCAACTCGCCGGGCGGCGACGTGTTCGACGGCATCTCTATCTATTCGGCGCTGAAAGCCCACCCGGCGCACGTCACGGCGATTGTTGACGGCCTCGCGGCGTCGGCTGCGTCATTCATCGCGCTAGCGGCCGATAAGGTGTGCATGGCGGAAAACGCCTTCATGATGATCCACAAGGCGTGGGGATGTGCGGTGGGCAACCAGGACGATATGCTCGACATGGCGTCAACCCTCGGCAAACTCGACGGCCAACTGGCTTCGATCTATTCGGGGAAGACCGGCAAATCAGCTCCCGACTGCCTTGCGTTGATGAAGGGAACCGTTGACGGAACATGGTTCACGGCGAGCGAGGCGAAAGACGCCGGCCTGATCGACGCCATTGACCCAGATCAAGAACCGGACCCAAAAGACCCGGACGAAGAGAACGAGCCGGACGAGAAAAAGAACTCAATTTCGCGCATGAGAATGCGAATGAGAATTGCCGAAGTCGCCTAGCTCGACTGACGCCAACCTCTAAAAAAGCCGTCCATTTGGGCGGTTTTTTTATGCCCAAACGACCCTTGGGCAAGGTCTGTGGCCCGCAGTGATTGCGCGCCCATCCCCCAGATGGAGCCTAACCAAAATGGCTATCGCCAAGGACTTGCGCGCAGAGCGCGCCAAACTTGTTGCCGACGCTCGCGCGCTCGTTGACAAGGCGAATCCCTCCAACGAAGACAACGCCGCTTTTGATGCCCTGATGGAAAAGGGCGACGAGATCAAGGCACATATTGATCGTATCGAACGCGCAGAACTGCTCGACGCCGAAATGTCGGTTGTCATCGGCAACCGCGCCCGCACGGCCGGCATCTCGACCGATCAGGCCGAACATGAAGCCGAAATCGAAAATTCGGCGTTCAACAAGTTCATGCGTTTCGGCGCTTCTTCGCTGAATGACGCCGAACGCGCTGTTTCGCGCAAGTCTTTCCAGAACGCGCAGAGCACCACGACAACGGCCGGCGGTTATACCGTCCCGACCGGCTTCTATCGCAAACTGATCGACGCCCAGCTTGCCTACGGCGGCATGTTGGCTGTTTCGGAAGTGCTCGACACCGATTCCGGCCAGTCGCTTCCAATCCCGACCGATAATGACACCGCCAACGTCGGCGCGATCATCTCGGAAAACACGCAGGTCGCCAACCAGGACATCACCTTTGGCCAGGTGACGCTCGGCGCGTTCATGTATTCGTCCAAGGCCGTCCTCGTCTCCTTGCAGCTTTTGCAGGATTCGGCTTTCGACCTCGATGCGTTCATCGCGAACAAGCTGGCGACCCGCATTGCGCGCATCACCAATACCCACTTTACCACGGGCGCCGGAACCACGGTTCCCCGTGGCGTCGTGCTTGATGCGACCTCGGGCAAGGTCGGCCTCACCGGCCAGACCACATCGATCATCTATGACGATTTGATCGATCTGGAACACTCGGTGGATCCGGCCTATCGCCAGAACGCGCGCTTCATGATGAACGATTCGTCGCTCAAGGTGATCAAGAAGCTCAAGGACAGCTACGGTCGCCCCTTGTGGCTCGCTGGCCTCGCCTCGAACGACCCTGACACCATCAACGGCTATCCCTATGTGATCAACCAGCAGGTTGCGAGCATGGCGGCGAATGCTAAGTCGGTTCTGTTCGGTGACTTCAAGAACTACTACATCCGCCGCGTGAACGGCGCTGTGGCTATGCGCTTGACCGAGCGTTATGCCGATTATGCCCAGGTTGGCTTCATGCTCTGGCAGCGTTTCGACGGCGCTCTCGTGGACGCCGGAACGCATCCCATCGCCTACTACGCCAACTCCGCGACCTAATCGCGCACGGGCGCCGGGATCACTTCCGGCGCCCTTTCTTTCTGAACCGGAGGCTTTCATGCTGGTAATCAATCTTGTCGCATGGGCTGGCCTCGATTTCTCCTACGATCACGGATCTGTGATTGATCTGCCGGACGACGTGGCGAAAGCGCGCATCGCTGCGGGGATGGCGGAACCGGCTCCGGTCGAAAAGCCCAAGCGTGGCAAGACTGGCGAGCGCGCCTGATGCTGACAGTTCTCACGCCGGCCAACTCGACGTCCTTGACCACATTCGCCAATTTTCAGGCGCGGTTTTCGGACGTGACATCCGCGCAGTCGGCGCTGGTCGGCGCATTGATCAATGAGGCGTCAAGCCGCATCGCGACCTATTGCCAGCGGGCGGCGGGCGCGCAGGCGTTCGGCAAGCGGCAGCTTCAACAGACGATTCGCCCGGCCTACACGTCATACAATCTCTATGATCCGCTGGTTCCAGGCGTTCTCTACCGCGAGCCGAATCCGCTGGTGCTGGACGACTTGGGGCCGATTATCACGATTGACTCGCTACAAGTGCGCGACGCCGGCAGCGGAAACATGATCACGCTGGTTCAAGACACCGATTATGAATTGGACGGGTTGCGGGTTTTCCGCCTGTCCAATGACATGCGGGTTTTCTGGACCTATCGCAAGATCGTGATTTCATTCACGACCGGCTATGTTCTGCCCGGAGATACCGGAACGCCGAGCCTCCCCGGCGCCATCGAATCCGCGTGTATCGACCTTGTCCGCCTCGGGCTGAAAGCCGTCAATCGCGATCCGAATGTTTCCAAGGAAACCCTCTTCGGCGTGGCGCAAGTAGATTACATCGTTCCAGGATCGAACAACGCCCCGGCGATGAAAGGCGGACTTCCAGCCGATATAGCCGAAAGGCTTAACCCCTACGTCTTTCGGGCTGTCGAATAATGGACGTGCAAGGGATTATCGCGCGTAGCATGGCGAAGCTTTACGCAGATACCGGGCTTGCGCTGACATTCCGTCACCCAACCACGCGGACAAGCGTCTCGCTGGTGGCGGTTGATCGATCATCCGTCACTGTCATCAAAGAAGAATCGCTGGAAGTCTCGGCGATCAAGCCGTGCTGCACGGTCCTGTCTGCCGATCTCGCGGCGCTTAATGTTTCTCCCGCGCAAATGGCTGATTTGACGGTTTCATTTAACGGCGTCGCCTATCGCATCCTTTCCGTTCACGACAAGCCGGACCCGTCGTTCCGCGTCGTCGCTGACCAACTTAAGCCGGTTCCGAACTGGCAAGAGCGCGGTGAAATCCTCTTTGTGCTGATGGGGCTGTGATGGATCGGCGCGAAGAGATCCTGGCGCAATTGCTGACTGTATTGCAGAGCCTTCCCGACTTTGCGGCAGTCTATCGCAATCGGCCAATGAACCCACAAACGGCGCTTCGCCCCGCATGTTTCCTCTTCGATGCGGACGAAGAGCGAGACCCGAATCAAGGTGATGTCTGGCATTCCCTCGGCATCACTTTGATGAGGATGACGCCAGAGATTTTCATCTCCCTCGCGGCGACGCCCGAAGACGTTGGTTCGACGCTAAACGGCCTGCGAGTCGAAATCCTCAAGATCGTTTTCGCTGATCCGACTTTGCAAACGCTGTTGACGGAAAACGGCCAAATCATTCTCGAAAAGGCAAAAACCGGGCTGACGATGGCGTCCGGCGTCGAAGGTAAAATGGCGATCTCACTGACCTTTCTTTATCCGGTCATCCCCTCCGAATTCTAGCGTCTCGCAAGAACGCAGAAGCCTATCCGGTGCTTAGGCAACACCGCTCGGCCCGTCGTGATGACGCGCCATTCCCCAAGATGGAGCCTCACAAATGGCTGGTCCCTCAGAATATGTCGTTGGCAAAGGCGTAGTATCTGTACGAAGCTTTGCGGCAACCCCGCAACTATGGGTGGCGACGACCGCCGTTCTTGTCGGTCAAACCCTATTCACTGCGGCCGGCGCCGTTTACAACGTCGTCACGGCGGGAACGACCAGCTCAACCGCTCCGACCGCCACCACGTCAACCGTAACGGACGGGACCGCGACGCTTGCGTATTCCGATTGGTCCGCAGTCGGCAACTGCCCGAAATTCGAGTGGAAACCGGACGTCAAGACGCTTGACCATTACACGTCGCAGTCTTTTGCGATGACTCAAGACGCCAAAGTCCCCACCCAGATCGGCGGAAAGCTGTCCCTCGTCACGGACGAAATCACCATTGCCAACCTTGGGATTTTCGCAATGGGCACCCCGACCGGATCGGTCGGCTCGCAGTCAGTTGACATTCTGTCGAAATCGGGCTGGCAAGGCGCCGTCAAATGCGTCGGAACCAACTCCATTGGCAAGCGCAAGCAGTGGACGTTTAATAACGTTCTGTTCATTCCCGATAAAGCTGTTTCGGTCATCGACACGAAATTCATGGAGCTTGAACTGGCTGGCGACACGCTGATAGATCCGAACGGCAAGTTCGGAACCGTTCTGGAGATCGCCTAATGTCCGGGCTTCTCGATATTATCCCGGCATCTGCTTCGGTTGATGTCGGCGGCGTCTCTGTCGCGGTTTCGGGCGTCTCCGTCAAGGGGATCGGCTCGCTGCTTGGGCGCTTCCCTGAAATCCAGGACGCCCTGTCCGGCGGCGGCATTACGGCTGAAAAGCTGATCTCGCTTGCGCCGGACGCGGTTGCGGCGATCATGGCGGCGGGTTGCGGGTTCCCCGGCAATGCTGATCAGGAAGCGGCGGCGGCGGGGCTTCCCCTCGGCGCGCAAGTGGACCTTCTGTCGGCTATCATCACGGCCACGCTGCCGCGCGGTGTCGGCCCTTTGGTGGATCAGGTCAAGGCTCTTTCGGGAAGCCTCGGCCTGTCGAATACCGACCAAAGTTCAAAGAGTTTGGATACGAACTAGCCTTCGCAATCGAATGGCTAATCGTCGTCGGGCATCACCCGCCTGACGCCGTCTGGAGCTATACGCCGCGCGAGATTTCCGGCCATATGGATTTCGCGCGGCGCGTTCTAAGGCTCGAAAAAGCCGAACAGTTGTCGCTCGCGGCAACTGCTGCGCGCAGCGATGGTTCGGACATAGAGTCAAGGCACAAAGACCTTTTAAGGGGCGTGTAGAATGCGGGATTCAACCACGCAAAAGGTCACGCTCGACGGCGCCGACAAGATCAAATCGGCGCTTACAGATCTTGCAAAGTTTGGCAAGGATGCCTTCGACCAGATCGGGAAGACAGGCAAGGACGCCTTCGATCAAATCGGTAAGTCTGTCGGGGATGTCGGCAAGGGCGCCGGCGTCATTTCCAATACGCTCACCAGTATTGGAACGGTCGGAACGCAGGCGTTCGGACAAATCCGCGCGGCGGCGGCAAGTGTCGGTTCAGCGGAATTAACAGCCGGCCTTAATTCCGTCTCGACGGCGCTTAACGATGTGGGATCGCGGTCTGGCGAGTTGGCAAGGATTTCAACCTCGCTCGCCTCCCTTGGCAATTTTGGGCGTGGTCTGCTCCCGACGCTCGGAACGGTTGGCGTCCTCGTCGGGTCGGTCTTGGCGCTGAAGGGTGCATTGGCGGCCGTTGGCGCGGCGTCGGCAGATACTGCTGCGAAGATCATGGACACCGCCAAGTCTGCAGGCATGACCACGGAAGCCTATCAGCGCTTCGTACTAGCCGGGGAGGCAGCGGGTCTTTCATCCGAGCAGATTGCCTCTGGCCTCGCTGCAATCACGAAGGCCACGGCTGATGCCGCTGCCGGGTCTACTGTTCTCGGGGCCAACTTCCGCAAGGTAGGTGACGCCGCGCAAGGGATCACGACATTCTATGCCGGCGCGGGTGTCAGCGTAACCAGATTTGGCAGCGCTATTGCGGGCGCTGGCGCGAAGGCGGAGCATTTCCGCACAGTGTTTGACGGCGTTCAGCGCAATGTCGATTCCACTACGGATTATATCAAGAAGCTATCGGCGGCGATTGACGCCATGCCCGAGGGAGCGCAAAAGACCAAGATTCTGGAGGATCTCGGAAAGAAGTTTGGCGATGAGTTTGTCCAAAGCCTTAGTCAGATTTCGAGCGGCCTAGACGAGACATCCGATAAATTCGACAAGCTAGGGTTGAAGCTGTCCGCCGCCGACGAGGCCGCTGTTGCAGCGCAGCAAACATCACTGGCCAGGGTGAAGACAGCCCTTGATAACCAAGGCTCCATCATTTCAAACGCCGTTAAAGCGATGCGGCTGCAAATTGGACTGATCTTCACGCCGCTTGCGACCGCAGCACAGGATTCAATTGCGGACTTTATCGACGCGCACAAAACCGCGATTGAAGATTTCATCGGCAACTATATCACGCCGGCCATTCGCGCGACCAAGGAATTTATCACCAGCCTTTTTGCTGAAGGCGGGGCCATGACATATCTTGGGAGTGCATTTTCCGAGCAGTGGGGGCGGATCAAAACCGCAGCGTTGTTTGCGTGGGATGCAATCGTCTATGGCGCCGGGATGGCGTGGGCCGCTGTGCTTAAATTTATGGACATCGCCAACGGCGCGGCGACGGTCATCAACAGTATGTTTGGCACGAATTTTACTGGCGCGACGCTGCTTGCGACGGTGCTTTTTTATAAACTTATATCGTCATTAGAAATAATTCCCGGATGGCTCCGCGTCATTACCGGGCTGTTCCTGCCTTTTGTCGCTATGTTTACGACGATCACGCCCGTCATGCGCGGTTTTGGAGCGGCGCTGGATTGGGTCAACGGCAAGGCGGGTGATGCTGGCCGTGGTCTTCACGATTATTTCGCGAGCCTGATTTCATCCACATTCCCCGGCCTGTCGTCTGTTTTCAGCAAAACGATGGAAGGGGCCAGCGACAGCATGGACGCTGTTCGCCTCGTGTTCCGCGTCGGAATGGATTACGTCAAGGCGCTCCTATTCGGCAGCAAGGAAACACAAGCGCAGGCGTGGGATCTTCTCAAGGATGTAACTAAAGGCGCTTGGGAGACAATCAAGCAAACGATTGCGACTGCCTGGGCCGATGTCAAAAAGCTTATCGGCATCGACGGAATAATTGCCGAGTTTCATAGGTTTGAGGCGACAATCGAGCGCATTGCCGTGCTGCTCCAAGGGTTAAGCCTAAAGAACCTATGGGAGTCGGTCAAGGGCGGCGCCGCTGGCGCTGCTGATGCGGTGAAGGGTGCTGTAAAAGGCGCGGCAGACTATGTCATGGGCGGCCTTTCCCCACCTTCCCCCGCTATGGTCCCGGCCTTTGCTGGTGGCGGCGCTGGCGGAGGTGCGCGGACCCATGCGGGCGAGGTCGCCTTTACGCTCAACATTGACGGAATGCGCACCGAACTATTTGGCGTCGAGGAAGCCGTCGCCAATTTGAAGAGAGCGGCGGCCGACACTCAATCGTCAAAGACGCTGAAAAATAACCCAAGCTGGGATAAATAATCATGGCGCTCCCGGCTTCTGGAACCCTGCTCGTTCTGGCGAACGGGTCAACCCCGCTTGTCACGCTCTATTCATCGCGGGGATTGACGCAGACGCTTGAGCCGATTGGCGCGTCGAAAGAGGTTCGACGGACGGTCAATGGCGGGCTGGTCGATTTGTCATTAGCGCAATTCCGAAAATATAAATCCTCGATCAAATGCCGCGATCAGCATCCCCCGGCGCTTGACGGCATTCATGCCGGCCAGACCTTGACCGTTTCTTGCGTAACGGAACTGTCCTATCTGACATCGGGCGGAACCCCGGCGCGAACTGTGGTTTCCGGCTCGTCCTATGTCGTGGGAAGCCACACATTCTATCGCCCGCAAATGACGATGATGGTTGTTTCCCCCCCGACAGCATCAATCGACGAATACCCCGGCCAGACAAGCTGGTCGATGGAGCTTGAAGAGGTATGAGCGGGCCGGGACCGGGCAGCGGCGGGCCGTTCTATTTCCATTACGTGACTGATGAGACGGTTGCGTTTTCGTCGGATTGCTACACCTTTGATGAGGCTATTTTCTCATTCGCCATAGAAGGGGCTGAAAGCCAAATCCCCACCTTGGAAATAGAGATCGCGAACCCTGGCGTTGGCCTGCTATCTGCCGTCAGAAAGCAATGGGCATGGTTTTCCTATTGGAATGGCTCGGCCGTCGTCCCGCTTCTTCTTGGGCGCCTGGATGGCATCCCATCCGACCTATTCCGACAGGTCATCAAAATCAAATTCCGCTGCCGTTCAGCGTCCTATATCTCAAAAAAGCAGGCGCTCGCGGAAACGCTCAAAGTCGCGCCCTATTACGACCCCGTCTTGCTGGATGACGCACATCGCTCCGACCTTGAGGCCATCCTTGAGGGATGGTCCGCAACGCCGCACGTTGACCGCACGTCGCTGGAGTGGACGATCTCGGACATCCTGCAAGGCGAAGACGGAACGGTTGTTTTCGACGGCGATCATGCGTTTTACGACTCGCTCGAATTCCACATTGATCAGCCCCCATTTACGGCCATCCGCCTCGATCTGACAGCGACTTGGTCGCAGACATCGGCAGGCGGGAGCATCAAGCTCGGGCCATTCACTTTCGAAACCTACACCGGCCAATCGCTAATGAATGAATGGCCCAAGGCGGGCCAAGACATCGGCGGCGGGTGGACCGCGCAGGCGTCAACCTTTCTCGACATTCATGGAATTGCCAACGCGCAAACCATCTCGACTAGCTATTCGTGGCATAATGTCGCCAAGAAGCATTCCGAGGGCGACACGATGTCGCTCTCTGTTTCTCAGAGCCAGCCCTATTTTTCCGCGCCTTCCATCAAGATCCTGCTGACGCAAGAGATCAAAAACGGCGGTATTATCGACGGCGAGGGCGATCCGAACGGCGGCATCCGCGAAACCTATTTGTGGGTGCCGAAATGGACGATTACCGCGTCTCTCGATCTCCAATATAAGGCGGATCGCCCGAGAACCGAATATCTGACATTCCTGTTGCAAAGCGACCTGCAGCCGGTTTTGACTGATGCGACGGTTCAGCAGGATTCGGAAGTCATCAAAATCAGCACGGTTGATCTCGGGCTTCCCATGATCGACGCGCGTGCGTGGACGATCCTGGCCGGTCAGGCGGTCGCCTTGGGGCAGATTTGCCTTCCGAACAACCCGCTCCTGCCGGGAGGAACGTCCTATCAGGTCATCACGACGCCGGGCGTTTGCGGCACGACAGAACCGACGTTTTCCGATGTTCCCGGCGTCACGACTTCGGACGGGACCGCAGTTTGGGCCTGCATTGGCGAAAGCCTTCCGCAAATTGGTGATTGGAAGCCCGCGACATCAGCGGCGCTCGGGACCATCATCGCGCCGACGACACCGACATGGATTTATTACTCAGCCCTGCTCCCTCCGGTCATCCCCTATCGCACGACGGGCGCGCAAGTGTCGGAAGGCATGATCATTCGGGCGGATAACAATCTGTCCTATCAACAATGCACCATTGGCGGAACGACGCAGTATCTGACCAAGCCGGCGTTTTCGTCAACTTGGGGCGTGACGACAAACGATGGAACCGCGCAATGGACATCGCTTGGCTATTCCCTGCCGGCCGGGTCGTTCCAGATCGCGGTTCAGGCGGGAGATTCCGCCCTGCAAGTTCCCCCGGCTTGGTCGGCTGTTGCGGGAGATCAGGTCACCGACGGTTCAATCCATTGGAAAAGCCTTGGATCAGGCGGCCCGTCGATCTCCGTTCCAGCAGGCGGCCCGGTCGGAAATGTTTTGCGCCGGTCCTATCTCCCGACCTCGCGCGGAATTCAGACGGTCGAAGCGGCTATCATGAAAGCCCGCGCACATTTGCGCAAGCGGTCGCGCTGCGTTGAGATCGGATGGGAGGCGCCCTTTTCGATGGGCGTCGGCCTATCCTGCCGGATGAGCGCGACGATTGTGGACGAGACGGAAAATCCCCGCATTCCGGGCGGATCAGCCACGGGGAAGATCACGTCATATTCTCTGACGGGAAGCGGCGACACCGGAACATTTTTGACCAAAGTCAAAATCGGCTGCGCGGTCGGTAAGGGCGGAACCGTTTCGGCAGTCGCGGGAACTGGCGTCTATGCCGATCCGGGCGTATTCGCTCCGGGCGTACAGCAAATGACCGGAGCGACTGTGGTCATTTCATCCTCGGATGTTGGCTATGGGCCTCCGCTTGATAATCCCAATGATGACGGCTTGGTATTCCCGCTGACCGCCGAACAGGTGATTTCGAGTCAAGCGGTTATCGGCTCCATTGCGGCGCAAGAGGCGGCAATCAACGCGGCGCTCCCGACCATTAAGGCCGAGGCGGCATTGCAGCAGCGTACGGCGCCAAGCGACGCCAACGCACAGGTTCGCTTACAACAGCAAATGGCGGCGTTCGGCAATGTGACTGTCGATTCAGTTTTAGCGCAGGCTGGAAATTCGATTTATCCCGACTTGCAACTTAACTCCCTGACGGGCGCCAATTTTACCACGGTTTACAACGTCTCGACGACCAAACTGCAAATCCCGAAACAGATTGATCTAGGGGCCTAAACGATGGGCTTTGAGCAATTTATCAGGCCGTTCCAGACGCGCGACGTAACGCCTCCGACGTTGGCGCGGAAGGCAGGCTTTTCCGAAAGCAGCGCGCCTGTTCGTTTTCGGCCAGGATTGGTCGGCGCTGCCAAGACGTTCCACGCCTCCTATTCGGCAGATACCACGGTCTACATGATTAAGAGGCCGAAGGAAAAGCAGTCGGCATAATCCCGCTTTTCGCCTGCAATCCAAAGGAAATCGCATGACGGTCGGCGCTGGCCGCTGGACCGGCACGGGCGCAACGCTGACGGCGACGCAGTTCGACACCAACTTTTACACGATTCAAGCGGCAATCAATGCTCTGTCTCTGACGCCCGGCGTCGGCGTCGCGTCGATCTCGCAGCCCACGGCCGGCACGCTGCTTTTCACCATGAGTGATGCATCGACGCAAGGGCCATTCCCGCTGCCAGTGGGCGAGTGGAATTTCCAAGGCGATTGGACGGCATTGACGTCCTATATCGTCAACGACGTGGTGCAATACAACAGCACGCTTTACGCGGTCATTTTCGCGCACACTTCGGGAACGACCTTTGACGCCGGCGCTAATGACGGCGCTGGGCATAATTACTACCGGCTCCTACTCACGTTTCCGAGCGGCGTTCTGCCGGTAGGTGGAACGGCCGGGCAGGCTCTGACCAAGGTCAATGCGACCGATTTTAACGTTCAATGGTCAACGCTTCCGAGCGGCATCCCTACGGGCGGGTCTAGCGGAAAGTTCGTCGCGTGGCTCTCGGCTGGCGTCGGACAGTGGGCGGACATTCCCACTATCAACCTGACGACGGGCGTCTCTGGCATCCTCCCCGTCGCCAATGGCGGTACGGGGACGGCAACGCCGAGCATCGTTCCGGGTTCAAATATCACAGTCACCGGGACGTGGCCAAACCAGACCATTGCTTCAACCGCATCGGGGTTTTCACCCGTTCTTTCTTCGCCCTCAAGCGGCGACACCCTTTCATTCGACGGTACGGACTGGGTAAACGTCCCGTCAAGCATCGGCGGACTGGCTTATGGCACGTCGAGCGCGTCCCGGACGCTGAATATTGGCGATGCGCAAGCCTTCATTGCGGTGCAGG